GGCAATCATGATGAGCACTATCGTGATACACGAGAAATGAACAGTGTAGTGTGGGCTAAGAAGTGGGACAATGTTCGACTGTTTGATGACATCACAGAAGAAGGTGATGTCTGTGTTATGCCATGGTTAGTGGGTAAAGAGTTTGCTCGAGTTCCTAAGATTGAAGCCAAGTATATGTTTGGTCATTTGGAACTACCTAACTTCTACATGAACGCAATGGTGCGTATGCCCGACGTAGGTGAACTCAAGCGTGAGGACCTGCGTAGTGAAACAGTTTATACAGGACATTTCCACAAACGACAGACGCACAAAAACATCACATACATGGGTAATGCGTTTCCACACAACTATGCAGATGCAGGCGATGATGAGCGCGGCGTAATGATCCTAGAATGGGGCAAAGATCCGGAATATATTGCCTGGCCTGATGCTCCCAAGTATAGACGTTACATGTTAAGTGATGTATTAGCAAACACAGACAATCTATTGAAACCTAACATGTATTGTCGTGTTGAACTGGACATTGACATCAGCTACGAAGAAGCAAACTTTATCAAGGAGCAGTTTATCCCAGAGTTTAGTTTACGTGAACTTGCTCTTATACCTAGAGTTGGCGAAGAGGATCACGCACAAGAGTTCGAAGGCGAAGTCAACTTTGAGAGTGTAGACAGCATTGTAACATCACACCTAACACAGTTAGACAGTCCCCAATACGACAAAACTCTCATGTTGGATATTTACAGGAATCTATAAACTTATGACTCACTTGACTGTTCGTGTATGATTAAAAGTTGGATAACTGTAAAATTTAAGGATCCTATCAATGCTAATATTCTAGCAGGAATTAATAACGACTTAGTGCCAGTAAACATAGGTGCTAGATCAGTTAGAATAAAATACAATAAAAACTACACAGATAAGTTTACGTTACGGCTAAAAGCAATAAATGATACTATCTATGACAATGGTATTACCATAGAGGAGATACAATTTGAGGATTTTTGGATAATTAAAGATGATAAAATTTTAATGACATCGATTCCTAATAACTCTAGAGTATATGTTGAACATTCATCTGATCATAATTTATTGTTTTTTAAAGGGGATCTTACCCTATCATATTATCATCCAATAAGAGAATATTTAAATGATCCATTACGTTAACCTTGGCACTGCTAAGACTGGTACTACGTGGCTATATAATAACTTAATTAAGTCTGATCAAATTGATTATCAAGGGGAAAAAGAACCGGCCGTCTCTCTGTTGTCTAATGTGGATACCTATAAGTTATACTTTTCTGCGTATAGTTTTAGTCTAAACTTTAATCCCAACCTATGGTCACTAGATTATGATCAAATTGAATTTATAAAAAAATATGCTAGTTATATAACTATTATACTAAGGAATCCTTATTCATATGCGAATAGCATGTATAACTTTCATGCCAGTACAAACGAAGACGCAGAATATTTTCAGTCGATTACACAATCTTTAGATTATGTAGGAATCCTTAAACGATGGCAAAGTGAAAAACTTAAAGTTTTGTTCTATGACGACCTAGAGTATAATCCCCAAGAGTTTGTAAATGGTATTACTAAGTATGTCGGGTTAAATGAGGTTTTAGTAGATACTGCTCCTAGTAATGTGACTGCCTACAAGAGAAATATTAATCTTGACAGCAAAAGCAAACACCAGTTAGAATATAATATAAAGAATCTTGAGGATTTTATTAATAAAGATTTAGGACACTGGTATAATGTTCAAACTTAATACTCTCACAGTGAAGAACTTCATGAGCGTGGGCAACCAAACCCAGGCCGTTGACTTTGACCGTAGAGACCTAACTCTTGTGCTTGGTGAAAACTTAGATCAAGGAGGTGACGATTCTGGCGCTAGAAATGGCACGGGTAAAACCACAATCATCAATGCACTGAGTTATGCTCTCTACGGTCAAGCTCTTACTAATATCAAGCGTGACAACTTAATTAACAAGACCAACAGTAAAAATATGTTAGTTACTGTTGACTTTGAGCTAAACGGCAAACAGTATCATATTGAACGTGGGCGGAAGCCTAATGTATTAAAGTTTACAGTTGGTGAGATTGAGACAGAAGAACAACAGGGTGAAAACCGTGAAACTCAGACTGAGATAGAACGCTTGTTAGGTATGAGCCACGAGATGTTTAAACATCTGGTTGCTCTTAATACCTATACACAGCCGTTCCTTAGTTTGAGTTCTAATGATCAGCGCACTATTATTGAGCAAATGCTGGGCATCACATTACTAAGTGAGAAAGCAGATAAACTAAAGGAACTCGGCAAGCAGACTAAGGATATGATTACTGAAGAAGAGTATCGTATCAAAGCAGTTGAAGATGCTAACAAACGTATCGAAGAGCAGATTGACAGTCTTAAGAAACGTCAGCGACTCTGGCATGCAAAGCGTGATGAGGACGTAAAGAAACTAAAGTCTGGCATCGAGGATCTAGCACACATTGACATCGACAGTGAACTTGCTAATCATAAACTGTTAGAAGACTTTTATGCACAAAAGAAACGGCGTGAAGAAGCAGAGCGTTGGATTAGTAGCATTGATAGTGACAATGACAAGCAGAATAAACTTATCGGTAAACTAGATAAAGAAATTAGTTTACTTGAAGAACACAAGTGTCATGCTTGTGGGCAGGATATTCATGATACTACGCAGGAAGAAATTCTAGCCAGCAAACAGGAACAGAAGCAGGAAGCTGCAATGCAGATACTTGCTAACGAAACTCAACGTGCTAACCATATGGATGTATTGCAGGAAGGCGAACTTGGCGTTGCTCCGCAGGTATTTTACGACACTATAGACGATGCTTACAATCATCGTACAACTGTCGCAAGTTTGGAAAAGGAACTAACCAAACGTACAGAAGATGAAGATCCATATGCGGAACAGATTGAGGAAATGGAAAGTCAGGGCATTGAGCAGGTAAGTTGGGATACTATCAACGAACTTGCTAGACTACGTGATCATCAGGACTTCCTACTAAAACTGCTAACCAACAAGGACAGTTTCATACGTAAACGTATTATAGATCAGAATCTACAGTTCCTTAATGCACGTTTAACCTACTACTTGGGACGCATGGGATTGCCTCACAGTGTTCGTTTTATGAATGATTTGACAGTCGAAATACAGGAACTAGGCCGTGACTTGGACTTTGATAATCTCAGTAGAGGCGAACGAAATAGACTCATTTTAAGTCTAAGCTGGGCGTTCCGTGATGTGTGGGAAAGCCTATATCATCCAATTAACCTACTATTCATTGACGAAGTTGTTGACAGTGGCATGGACGCTAGCGGTGTTGAAAATGCACTTGCAGCCCTTAAGAAGATGAGCAGAGATCGCAACAAGAGTGTGTGGTTAGTAAGTCACAAGGATGAGCTTGGTGGGCGTGTTAATAATATTATGAAAGTAATCAAAGAGAATGGTTACACCAGTTATGAAACGGACGTAGAAGTTGTTTAACCAAGACAGTGTAAGGGTATTACATTTAGAATCAACAACAGTGTGTCAAGCGCATTGCAGTCAGTGTGCTAGAGAAAATTTTGCTTGGTTTAATGGACAGGTTAAACATTTAACTATAGACAAAATAATTGAACATTTCACGCTACAACAGATTGGTCAACTTGATAAAATGTTCATGTGTGGAAACTTTGGAGATCCTGCTGCTGGTGCAAACACATTGGACATATACCGTTGGTTTAGAACACAAAACAAAGATATCACATTGGGCATGAACACTAATGGTGCATTACAAAACACTGCTTGGTGGAAACAGCTAGCAGAGATATTTTGTTTACCACAGGACTATGTAGTGTTTAGTATAGATGGTTTAGCTGATACTAATCATATATATAGGAGAGGAGTCGACTGGGACAAACTGATAGAAAATGTTAAATCGTTTATTGCCAATGGAGGCAGTGCCCATTGGGACTATTTGATATTTGATCATAACAAGCATCAAGTCGAACAAGCAAAAGAACTTGCACAAGAGTTAGGCTTTAGTTGGTTTAGAACTAAAGTTAGCAAACGCGGAAAACCTTTAGAATCTTATTCGGGCATTGACTGTTACGCACTAAAAGAATCTAGTATGTACCTAGCAGCAACTGGAGAGCTTTTTCCTTGTTGTTTTTTAGGCAACACAGTATTTGCAAGAGATAGACGTATAGACAATGCACTTCATACAGATAACTTCGCAGGTGTGTCAAACAGTTGGACAGACAAACCTTTAGGCCCATGCGAAAGAGTGTGCGGGATTAGAAACTCAACTACTCCATTTGAAAAACAGTGGACTAGCGAGATTCAAATCAAAAAAGATTGATGTTGCAGACGCAAGAACTATATAATAAACATGACATGGCTATACAATGATGAACCAGTTGAGAATATACCCGAAGATGTAGTAGGGTTCGTTTACTTAATTACAAATATTACTAATGGCAAAAAATACATAGGCAAAAAACTAGCTCAATTTAGGCGCACAAGGCCACCACTCAAAGGCAGAAAAAATAAACGACGTTCAACAGTAGAATCAGACTGGCGCGATTATTACGGCTCATCAGACAATTTAACGGCAGACATAGAACTACTAGGCAAAGAAAACTTCAAACGTGAAATACTCTTCTATTGTTACAGCAAGGGAGAGTGTAGTTACATTGAAGCAAGAGAACAGTTCAGGCACCGTGTACTAGAATCTGACGAATGGTACAATGGACATATACGAGTCCGTGTACACAAGAGTCAGAAAATTATTACAGAATCAAACAAACAGGCTTAATATAGCAACTTTGAATCAACGCCTTGAGGCAGTAGAAATACGGCTGGATCTGGCGAGTTGCAGGCAATACTCCTAAACACTGTATCAACTAGGAACGAGGATACAGGGATAGCGTATACTATCTGTCGACGTAGGTGGGAAAAGGTCAGAGTCCTTGGAGTGCTACAAATACCTACTTCCGGATGCTGGATAATGACGGGAAATGTCACCAGATTAGGCGGGACCATTACGTGGTTCCGTCTGACTGAAACTTCTGGGAAATATTAAATCATTAGTTATAAAGAAAAAATTAAACACGAACGTTAGTGAGTGTTTGGATGAACGTAGTTCATCACGTAAGGTTGACAAAACCAAATAGTAAGTTATAATGTAGTCTCAAGTAAAGTGTAAATAGTCTACCTAGAAAAAGTTTGTAAGAGATACACACATGGATAAACGTACACAAAGTGATGCAGAACATGCATTTATTGAATTTATTGATAAAATTACAGAACTTGGCTTTAAGTTCGACATATATACTAAGATAGAGCTTACCTATGTTAAAGGAGATGCAGCAGAATCTCCTCATAATATGGCTAACAAACTAAATCTAAAAGCTGAAGACTTTTTACCAAATGAAAATACAAAAGACGCTGATGATTTTTAAAAGAAAGGCATTCCGCTTTTCTTAGTAACTTCCAGATTGTCTTTAACAATGTCTTCTATCAAAGGCACATCGTTAACACCCATTTCAAGCATTTCACCATACGTTATACCGCCTCTCATATACCAGCATGCTTCAAGTAAACGACGTTTGAAACTTCTTATGTCGTTGTCGTAACCTTGTAACATTTTGCCAATCTCGTCAGAAGACAAGGTTAAGAGACGGATTCGAAAAAATTTGCTTGGTCAAACGTAAATGGTGTGTTATAGCTGTGATTGCAATCAGGGCAAGTTGTTGGGATGCTTTTTTCTGGCATACCTGAGTTAATTTGATTTTGATGCTTTTGAACAGCATCTATAACAGTTCTGTCGCTGTTTTCAATAAACTCATTTAGATACAGCCTGTTGTCTACTTTTTCGCCATTGGGAAGAGTAACGTATTCTATTACATCTGCTAGCTGTTTTACGTTTAGCTCTGTCAACTTAGCAAAAACTTCGTTAAAACGTTTTAGTTTTTCTTCTTCTGACATATCAGTGGCTTGGACTACTGCAAACATTCTTTGCTGTTCAAATGCTTCCATATTGCTGGCGTTAATACTGCGATAGGTAGCAGGTTTTAGTTTTAATCTAAGATCCTTGTAAACAGTTTCGTTTTGATAGCCACTGGTATCTACAGGCATATCAATGAACATGCGTAGATCAATTTCATACTCATTAAGTTCATTGCACTGCGGACAAGTGCTTGTGTATTCCATCTGTTCGCCGTAACTGGCAATTCTGATACCTATTAGAATATGGTCAAAATCGCATACTGGAATCTCCCAAGCATCTTTGATAGCAGGTATGCAGTGTTCTATAACATCGACCACAGCTTGTCCATTCATTAGTGCATCAGGACTTTTTAGCACAAGTTCATCTCTTGTACTCATAGCTAGCACTGGTAATTCGCCATTGCTGGGCCAGTCAACACTGTCTTCTTTCCAATACTTGCCTTTGCTTGGTAAAGACAAGTATATCTGTGGTGTTCTCATATAGCCTGCAAGAGGATTACCTGATTGTGTTGGCTGTGCCTGTGCTCTAGCTAGAGCTTCTTGCATACTCCTGAGCTCCTCTGGTGTAGGGGATTCTGTACTCAAGGTCATTTTCTCCAAGGTAAATAAGTTATATATCTACGTGTATAGTATTTATATGCGTATATAACTAGGACTAGAAATTGGCAGTAACAGTTGACATTCCAGGGATAGGCTCAGTTGTAGCAAATAATGCTGCACAAGACAGTACCTTGACTGCTATTCTCGGCGCACTAAGGAATATGGATAGTGGCGGAGGCGGCGCTGGAGGCGCTGGCGCTCAACGATTTGATGTGAATGCCGGAAAAGCAGCACGTTCTGCCGGTAGATTAAACCAATCATTTGATAGTTTAGATAGTTCAGTGCAAAACACATCTGGTGTGCTGGCGCAGTCTGCTAGGTATGCTAGTGGTTTTATTAGCAGCCTAACAAAAGGTGCTGCTGGTATTGCTGCAAACTCTAGTAGTATGCAAGGTGCAATGGGCGACATTTCTGACACTGCTGCAAAATTAGCTAATGCTACAGTTGGCCGATTTGGTGCAATTGGAAAAATAGTAGGAGGGACTACTGTTGCTGCCTTCAGTGTTCTAAGTGGTGCGCTGGCCAAGCAGGTAGATTCTTATAACAGTGCAGCACAATCAGGATTTGATTTTGGTTACAGCATGGATAATATGCGTAATGTAGCTAATACAGCTGGATTACAGTTAGATCAATTAACCAATGCATTGAAACAAAGTGCTAGTTCTGTAGCACTTTTTGGCGGTGGTACAGCATCCGGCGCTCGAGTGTTTGCACAACTTAATAAGCAAGTTCGCGATGGCGCTGGCAAAAGTATGTTAAGAATGGGTATTGGATTTGAAGAACAAGCTGCAAGAACCGCTGAAACGATTGAAAATTTACAACTGGCTGGAATGAGCTTTGACGAAATTTCACGTTCAGGAGATAGAGTTGCAGCAGTGACACAACAGCGAGCAGTACTAGAAAGTCAACTTGCTAAGATCAACGGTACCACACTTGCTCAGGAACGTGAAAAAGCCAAACAGCAAAACCAAGATGCTGTACTTCAGGCCACTCTGATGGGAGCAAATACTACACAACGTGAAGCTATGAAAGCGTTAGAAGGAAAAATGAATGATTTGGCTCCGGGTATGGGCAGGCTGGCATTAGAATACTTTAAGTTTGGCGGTGCTGTAAGCGAAACCGGCGGCGTGCTAGAAAGTCAGTTTGGCGCTGTTGCAGGTCCCATGAAAGAATTTGTAGCACAGGTTAAATCAGGTCAAGCTAGTATGAGTGATCTACCTGCGTTCCTAGCAGGCATAGACAAAGGAGCACTAGATCAGCAGCGAGCAGGCATGGCTGATATTGCAAGTACCGCTGCACTAACAGGTACAAACTTGGGAACATTTGGACAGGTAGCTAATGACTCAGTAATAGGCATGCAAAGATTTGCAGCACAGCTTGGTCCAGATGGAGCTCTAGCAAAAGTAATAGAAAATACTAAAAAAATGGCAGAAACAGGCGGACCTATTACTGAAAACATGCTTAGTATGCAAAAAGCCCTTCAAGACGCCAGTACTGCATTTAGTACAACAATGACAGATCTTATTGGCGGTCCAATAGGCACCCTAGTTGGAGACATAAACGTTGGAATTTTAGAATATACTAAGGAAGCAGCAGAGTACTCTGGAAAATTCGTCCGATCGTTTAATGATGCTGTAAAACAATTAGATTCTACAAAAGGTTTGGCAGGAGAAGCAACAAAAACTACTCCAGAAAAAACTGCTACTACAACCCAAGAACCTGGATGGTTTGAATCAATCAAAGATTTCTTTGGTAATTTGTTAGAATTCAATGATGGTACTATGGGCAGTGGTAATTTATTTCAAGATTTTGGTAGCGGCACACTTGCTATGCTGCATGGTAGAGAAGCAGTTGTTACTGAAACTCAAATGGCAAATCTAATGGGTAATTTTAACGCCTTTAGAGAAGGTGTAGCCAATCAACTTGCACAAGAAAAAGCAGCATATGGCGGCGCTGTATCGGAAGATACAGCAATGCTAGAGGCCCAACAACTACAAACACCTGGTCCAAGTGTAATGTCACTTAAACCAGAAATTGAAGAAGCAATTATGAATATTGCAATGGGTACGATAGAAAATGTCAATGCTACAACAAAAAGTGGTGATTCAATCGCAGAATTGCTAGAAGAACTAAATCGCAATACAGCTTAATTAGGGTAAATAGTAAAAAGGTGTTATAATAAGTTATGAGTTGGAAAAAGCATTTTAAGGTTGTCAACAACAGCCCGTTGACTAACGCAGGTCCTAGAGACAGTGGCAGTGACGTTAAGTATGGGCACTATGCTAGTCATTTGCCTGAGGTTTATGTTGGACATCCAAACCGTATTGAGCGTTATAGCCAATATGAAAACATGGACGTTGACAGCGAAATCAATGCGGCACTAGACATCCTTGCAGAGTTTTGCACACAAGGTAACGAAGAAAACAACACCGGATGGGATATTCACTGGCATGATGATCCCAGCCAGAATGAAGTTGAAACCATTACCAAGCAGTTGGTTAACTGGAACAATCTAAACGACTTTAATCAAAGACTGTTTAAGATGTTCCGTAACACACTCAAGTATGGTGATCAAGTGTTCATTAGAGATCCAGAGACGTTTGAACTGTTCTGGGTTGACATGACCAAAGTAACTAAGATTATTGTAAACGAAAGCGAAGGCAAGGAGCCAGAGCAGTATGTTGTCAAAGACATTAATCCAAACTTCCAAAATCTAACTGCTACACAAGCCACACATGCTGACGACTATCATCGTCAAGGTGATCACAAGCAAAGTGGTTACATTCAGCCTAGCAATGTGTACACAAGTGCAGGTTCGATGGCAGGTGGACGTTTTGACAATGCTATGAATGAAAAAGCTATTGGCTCAGAACACATTGTACATGCTAGTCTCACAGAAGGCTTAGACACAAATTGGCCATTTGGTAACAGTATCCTTGAAAATGTATTCAAAGTTTTCAAGCAAAAAGAACTACTAGAAGACGCTATTATTATCTATCGTATTCAACGTGCTCCAGAGCGTAGAGTGTTTTATGTTGATGTTGGTGACATGCCGGCACACATGGCTATGGCTTTTGTTGAGCGTGTTAAAAACGAAATTCATCAGCGTCGTATTCCAAGTACAACAGGTGGTGGCACAAACATCATGGACACTACCTACAATCCACTTAGCACAAATGAAGATTACTTCTTTCCACAAACTGCTGAAGGACGCGGATCAAAAGTTGAAACACTGCCAGGTGGTACAAACCTAGGCGAGATTGACGATCTCAAATTCTTCACCAATAAACTATTCAGAGGATTGCGTATCCCAATCAGCTATCTACCAACAGGGCCAGACGAAGGCGCCACAGGGTATAACGATGGCAGGGTAGGCACAGCTCTTATTCAAGAGTATAGATTTAATGAATATTGTAAGAGACTACAACGTCTTGTTAGTAAGACATTTGACAGAGAGTTCAAAATGTTCTTGCGTTGGAGAGGTTTGGAACTAGACAACAGTAGTTTTGAACTACGCTTTAATCCACCGCAGAACTTTGCCAAGTTCAGAGAAACTGAAGTAGATAATGCTAAGATTGGTACATTTACATCACTCGAAGCGTTCCCATACTTTAGTAAGCGTTTCTTATTAGAACGTTATCTTGGACTTACTGAAGAAGAGATTGCAAAAAATAGTCGTATGTGGGCAGAAGAAAATGACGAGCCTGATGCAGAAATGCCAAACATGCGTAGTGTTGGTATTACTCCAGGTGGCATTGAAAGTGATTTGGACGCATTTACCGTACCTGACATACCAGAAGAAGGTGGCGAAGAAGGTGTCGAAGCACCAGAAGGCGAAGGTGCTAGTGCACCTGGGGAAATTACCGGATCTCCTCAGAGTCCTATCCCAGGTACGCCTGAGAACATTGGCACATAAATAACATACTATGAGATTAAACAGTTTAATAGAATCCAACAGTAATTTAACAACCTTAGAAAAGAATGCTAAGGATGATAAATCTGTTGCCGAAAAGACAGATACCCGCAAAACACGTTTAACACTAGAGCAGATTAACCGTTTGCGTATGCTCAATGACGTAAAAATTACAGAATACAAAAAAGAACTAGACGGTATTAAAAAACAATATAGTGTGCCTGTAGCGCCGCAATAACACTATTTTTTTGGCTAAATTTCGTATATCAAATTTTTTGAGCCAAAAACAGTGCATATAACCATAAAACTATCACAGAATATAAATAAAATTACACATTTGCCTTATGAACGAAGGAGCCCTATAAATGTCAGATAAATTTAATCAGCTCATTGAGCTACTAATTGCAGAAGATGAGGAAAAGGCACAAGAACTTTTCCACGAAATCGTAGTAGAACGTAGCCGTTCAATTTACGAGAACCTAATTGACGAAGAAACCGTTGATGAGGAAGAAGAAGTTGCCGAAGACGAAGCAGTCGAAGAAAGTGACTTTGATGAAGAATTAGGCGGAGATGCAGCCGACGACATGATCGACGACATCGAAGCTGACGAACAAGGTTTAGCAGTAGAAGATGACGAAGCCGACGACGAAGAGATCGAAGATCGTGTTGTTGACCTAGAAGACGCACTTGACGAACTCAAAGCAGAATTTGAGAAGATCATGGGCGGCGACGAAGAAGAAGGCCCAGAAATGGACATGGACATGGACGACGAAATGGACATGGACATGGATATGGAAATGGGCGACGACGCTGACGAAGACGAAGAAGAAGAAGAAATGGAATCAGTTGAAGAGACTGAGGAAATGGTTCGCGAGTATGCAGAAAAAGCAAAAGCACCTGTTACTAGCGAAGAAGGTGACGGCAGCGCCGGCCCAGTTGCAGGTAAGAACAACATGGGCGGTAAAGCAGTTGATCCAACAGGCGAAGAGTCAGGCGGAGCAGCACCAAAAGCAACAGTTCAAACAGATGCAGCCGATCCAAAAGGCGCAACAATGAGCAAAGCATAAGGTAGAACACGTATGAACTACCTTAGGGAACACCTTACTTTCGATCAAGCTCGTGTAGTAACAGAATCTGCGAACGACGGTAAGGATCTCTTTATGAAGGGCATTTGTATTCAGGGCGGGGTAAAGAACGCAAACCAGCGTGTTTACCCTGTCGCTGAAATTTCCAATGCCGTTAAGCAGCTCAATGACCAGATCACATCAGGTAACAGTGTGCTTGGTGAAGTTGATCACCCCGATGATCTAAAGATTAATTTAGATCGTGTTAGTCACATGATTACTGAAATGTGGATGGACGGCCCTAACGGCTATGGAAAGCTAAAGATATTACCAACTCCAATGGGTACTCTAGTAAAGACCATGTTGGAAAGTGGTGTTAAGTTAGGCGTTAGCAGTAGAGGCAGCGGCAACGTTGCAGAATCTACAGGTAACGTATCTGACTTCGAAATTGTCACAGTAGATGTTGTGGCACAACCAAGTGCACCAAATGCATATCCTAAAGCGATTTACGAAGGACTTTTGAATATGCGTAATGGGCACAATGTACTTGAGATTGCTAGAGAAGCAAATGGTAATCAAAAAGTACAAAAATACTTGAAGGATGAGGTAACTCGTCTTATCAAGGACCTTAAGATCTAGGAGAATATAATGCTAGATGCTATCAAACCACTTTTAGATAGCGACCTCATCAATGAGGACACTAAGCAAGAAATCCAGGAAGCCTGGGAAGCAAAGCTAAGTGAAACCAAAGAAGAGGTTAGGGCAGAACTCCGTGAGGAATTTGCTCGTCGCTATGAGCACGACAAATCCGTTATGGTTGAGGCCTTAGATCGCATGGTAACTGAAAACCTCACAAAGGAAATTGAAGAGTTCGCTTCTGAAAAGAAAGCAATCTCAGAAGATCGTGCCAAGTTTGTTGCAAAGATGCAAGAAACATCAAGCACTTTTGACAAGTTCCTTGTTACAAAGCTATCAGAAGAAATTAAAGAACTAAACCAAGACCGCAGTGCACAGGCCGCTACTGTTGAACGTCTTGAGCAGTTTGTTATTGAAAACCTAGCTAAAGAAATTGAGGACTTCCAGACAGATCGTAACGATGTCGTAGAGACAAAGGTACGCCTAGTTAAGGAAGCACGTGAGCAGTTTGCTAAACTCAAAGAGTCATTCATTGAGCGTAGCGCAAAGATTGTTCAAGAGTCAGTTGCTAAGAATCTAGAAAAAGAACTAACTCAACTTAAAGAGGATATCGAAGCAGCCAAAGAAAACACCTTTGGACGCAAGATCTTTGAGGCATTTGCCAGCGAATTTAGCGCAAGCTATCTCAACGAAAACAAAGAAATTCGTCAGCTAGAAGCAGCCCTTGAAGCCAAGGACACTGAACTAGTTGAAAGTCAAGCAGCAAACGCTGAAAAGGCACAGATTATTGAGAGCAAAGAGCGTGAAGTTGAAGCCATTACAGAAAGCGTAACACGCAAGGAAACAATGGACAAGATGCTCAGCAAGCTCAATAAAGAAAAGGGCGCAATTATGCGTGACCTTCTAGAAAGCGTACAAACAAGTAAATTAGAATCCGCTTTCGATCGTTATCTACCCGCAGTATTAGACGGTGCTGCACCAAAGGCTAAGAAGGAAGTAATTTCTGAGAGCCGTGAGGTAACAGGAGATAAAGAAATCAAAACACAACCGGTTGTAGAAGAAAAGGACGATAGCAATATTGTTCAACTACGCCAGTTGGCAGGCCTGAAGTAAGGTACTAGAGGAGACTATAAATGTCAGACGTACTATTAGAAAGCCGTTGGGGTGAAACCAAGGATGCTCTACTTGAGGGTCTAGAAGGTTCACGACGCAGCAGCATGTCAGTTGTCCTAGAGAATACTAAGAAGTATCTCGCAGAGGCAGCATCCACTGGCGCAACATCAAGTGGTAACGTAGCAACACTAAACCGTGTTATTCTACCAGTTATCCGTCGTGTTATGCCAACAGTTATCGCCAACGAAATCGTTGGTGTTCAACCAATGCAGGGCCCAGTTGGCCAGATTCACACTCTACGTGTTCGTTATGCTGAGACTGTTACATCAACAGCTAGCTCACCATTCGATACAGACACAGTAGCAGGTGATGAAGCACTAAGCCCATTCAAGATTGCAACCGCATATTCCGGTACAACCAGTGCAACAAGCACAACAGGTCGTGCAGGTACAACAGCAGCTATGGAAGGTGACGGTGGTAACCAGATCTCAATCCAAATCTTGAAGCAACCAGTAGAAGCCAAGACACGTAAGCTACAGGCTCGCTGGACATTTGAAGCCGCACAGGACGCACAGTCCATGCACGGTATCGATGTTGAGGCAGAAATTATGGCTGCCCTAGCACAAGAAATTACCGCTGAAATCGACCAGGAAGTTCTCGGTTCACTTCGCTCACTAGCAGCAACAGAAGAGACCTACAACCAGGCAGCAGTTAGTGGTACAGCAACATACGTTGGTGACGAGCACGCAGCTCTTGCAGTTCTAGTCAACCGTGTTGCTAACAAGATTGCTCAGCGCACACGTCGTGGTGCAGGTAACTGGGCAGTTGTTAGCCCAGAAGCACTAACAGTTCTACAGAGTGCAAGCACAAGTGCTTTTGCTCGTACAACTGAAGGCACATTTGAGGCACCAACAAACACCAAGTTCGTTGGTACACTAAATGGCGCAATGCGTATCTATGTAGACAGCTATGCAGCAGATTCAACTGCCGTTCTAGTTGGTTACAAGGGTTCAAGTGAGACAGATGCAGCAGCATTCTACTGCCCATATGTACCACTAATGAGCTCAGGTACAGTACTTGATCCAAGTACATTTGAGCCAGTTGTTAGCTTTATGACTCGTTACGGGTACGTAGAGCTATCAAATACTGCATCGAGCCTAGGTAATGCTGGTGACTACGTGGGCGAGATCGCCATGTCAAATATTAGCTTTGCATAAGCTAGTTTAGACGGGCAGTTGCTCAAAACAGATTGGGGAAGCAGAAATGCTTCCCCTTTTTGTTGACTAAAAACTTATGGTAATGCGTGTGATTATGATAAATAAACATATGAAACACATTATATATAAAACAACTCACACAAACGGAAAATACTATATTGGTAGACATAGCACAGACAATATAGATGACGGGTATATTGGATCTGGCATATGGGTATCTCAGATAAAAGATAAATCAACTTTATCAAGGGAAATATTAGCAGAAGCAACTACTATTGATGAACTTATCGAGATGGAAGAAAAATACATTGCTGAACACATAAACAACGATCTATGTATGAACATGAGTAATGCAAGTACAGGATTTGCTACTGGCAACTTTAATCCCATGAAGCAACCTGAAGTAAGAGCAAAATTGCAAGGGGAAAATCATTGGCTGAAAAAAAGTCCAGAACGCACAAGAGAAATAAGCCAAAGACAAAAAGAATTAGTACTAGAAGGAAAACATATTTTCCAAAGTGAAAACGCTCCTATGAAAAAGGCTGAAAACAGAAAAGCAGCAAGCAAAAGACTTCGCGAGCGGAACTTAACAAATAATCCAAGTACAGTAGCAGCGGCAGAAGGTCGGCATCATTGGCAAGATGGAAAAAGTCCTAATGCTGGCGGCAAACTTAATAAAAAACTTATCAAAGAAGGTAGACACAACTTTGGTACAGAGTTTAATAAACGCATGATAGAAGAAGGTAAAAATCCCTGGGTAGGATCTACTCAGAATGAACGTATGTTAGCTGAAGGTAAACATCCTTCACAAATTAAAATAACATGTGAACATTGCAACAAAACTGTTTCTAAAGGTATGTATGCTCGCTGGCACGGTGATCGTTGCCGTCGCTAACGAGTGCTAACGCTAGTCAGCACCATCCGTTTGTGTAATCTGCGAACTGTATTTCGACAATACGTTCCAGTTGTTTACTGGTAAGTTTAGGTTTACTATCTGTTTTACGCAAGTTAACAAGAGTTGTTGCACCTAGTAACTGTGCTAACCGATCAGTCTCTGTATAATAGTAAACGTCTGTGTAAAAACCTGGACTAGGTCCGAGGCGTTGAGTATTTGTACTACAGTGTTCTCGAACTTGTACGCTATTAGCGAAGTAGTAATTGTAGTTTTCTAAAAACTCATCAAGTGTATGTGGCCCTTGCCAGAGTGCATCCTGTGCGCCTGTGGGAGAATACATTGTATGATAGAATCCACTTACAAATTTTTCAACAGGATCTCTCCATATGGCAACTCGAATATCACACTCAGCTAGTTCATTCTCATAGTCACTGAAGTTTAGAAACTTACGATATACACCAGGTGCATGCGTGTTAAAAGTATTGTATGATTGTAACTCGTTTGGATCTGCCTGCCATAACACTTGTGCTATATAACTTAGAACTGTGGTACTTGCACATTTTTGATTGCGTACAATGCCCCACGTATAATTTTTATGAGAAAATTTGAGTAGACTCATACAGTATATATTGCTATAATAAACTATGAATGAATTTGCCTTCGTACTAGGAAATGGTCAATCTCGTCTTGAATTTGACACCGGTGACTTACAATCTAGAGGTACTGTATTTGCTTGTAATAGAATGTACACAAACAAGCATGTCGACGTCTTAGTGAGTGTTGATGAGGGAATGACAAAGGAAATACAAAATCACGAGTTGTTTTGGACATTCAAAGAACACTATACAAGGCCTCAGTACACAAACAATACGAGTTTACCCTTAGACAAACGTTGGCAAGGATATAGCAGTGGACCTAATGCAGCAGCAATAGCAGCTACAAAAGGTTTTGCTTACATCTGTCTAATAGGTATGGATTTGCATAGCGATACAAGTTATATTAACAACATATATGCAGGCACCGAACACTACAAAGGCCCGGATGACGGCCCAACTTTTTATGGAAACTGGGTAGATCAACTTGTACACATTGCAGAAGTTTACAATCATATACGTTTTATACATGTGAATCCTCTGAAAGGATTTACTCCTGATGAGTGGAAACAGATGAGCAACTTTAGTGTAATGACAAAACCAGAGTTTCAGACATTCGTAGGTATGGATAAATAAGTTATAAGTTTATAAGGAACTATTTATGAGTCGTGTACAAAGAGTTCAAGGCGATTTAACGCTAGATCCTAGCGGCAGTATTAACTTAAACAGTAATACAACTGTCAACGGAAACCTAACAGTAGCTGGTACTACTACCACAGTGTCTAGTACTGACACTAGTATATCAGATAGAGTTATTACACTAAATGATGGCGAAAGTGGAGCAGGGATAACAGGACGTTACAGTGGACTAGAGTTTGATCGTGGAAGTTCAAACAATGCACAATTTGTTTTTGATGAGAATGATGATAAGTTTAAGATCAGTACTGATGGCGGCGCCACTTTTGATGCTCTTCTTGTTACTAGTTCAACTGGACTAACAGAAGTAGTTCAAGATCTTACTCCGCAACTAGGTGGTGATTTAGATATCAACGGCAAAAACATTGTAAGTGCAGCGAGTAATGTAGATATACAACTAGTACCCAATGGAACAGGAAAAGTTACAATTGCCAGTGCTCTAAAACTTAATGATCAAGCAGTTGCGCCTAGTAGTACCTCAGGCGCAACACTATTATATGCAGATACAGCGTCAGGCGGGGGTACAGGTGTATTTTTTGTAGATGGCAGCACCAGTGACGAATTGGTTAGTAAATCAAAAGCCATCGTATACGGATTAATTTTTTAAAGGAACTAACAAATGGCAATTACACAAGCAGGTGCAGTAGGAACAGGTGCAACCACAGTATACACAAGCAGTGGCACAACTGCTATTACATGTATGTTTTTTATGAACGATAATGCCTCAGCTAGAACATTAGATGTGCATATTGTGCAAAATGGCGGAAGTGCAGATGCAACAAATAAAATAGTTAAAGCAATTACAGTAGATCCAGCAGATACATATGTTATTAATTTAGAGAAACTAGTACTAAGCAATGGTGATACAGTTCAATGTGTTGCAAGTGTAGGATCTAGTATCTACGCAACAGTTAGTTCGGTAACAATTTAATGGCTGGCTTTGTAAAAACAAGAGGCAGATCAGACGGCGGTGATCTTATTAAAACAGTAGACACTAAGGCGATAGAAATACCTGCAGGTGCAACTGCTGAAAGACCTGTAGCAGCTAAAGCAGGCGACTTGCGCTTTAACACAGACACAACCAAAATGGAATACTTTGACGGCAGCGGTTTTGTGCAGTTCAGTAAAGAAGGCGCTGTGCCGGTTACACAGGATTCCTTTACTGGTGATGGTTCAACAACAGCATTTACAATGAGTACAAGTGTTACTAGTAACCAAACACAACGCATTGTTGTTGCTGTAGGTAATGTATATCAAAATCCAGCAAGTGCTTATACACTAAGCGGAACAACCATAACGTTCACGAGTCCTCCGGGAGACACTGAAACTATTACTGTGATCCATGGATACGATAGCAATACACACTAAGCATAAATAACTTTAACACACCCTGTCACCTCGGATGTTAGTATGGTGAACGCAAGATAGCGGAGAGAACGAATATGGCAATTAGTCGTATTGGCGGTAAGGCCTTAAGATCCAATCTAGAACGTGACTCAGATCTTGCATTTAATACAGATACACTAGTAGTAGATTATACCAATGGTAGAATTGGTATTGGTACAACAACGCCCTCAGTACAACTTGAAACTACAGGCAATGTCGTTATTGGCGGTAACCTCAGTGTACTTAATAGTACTATTACTGTTGATGATATTCGTATGTTTGATAATAAGATCACAACATACGAAACAAATACCAATGTTGTTATTGAACCCAACGGCAGTGGCATATTAGAAGTAAGAAGTGCTGGTGACTTTGGTAGCAATCAGATACACAACGTACAAGACCCAACAAGCGCACAAGACGCAGCAACTAAAGCATATGTAGACGCACAAATGAGCAGCGGCGCAATCAGCACTGGTATGGAAATTACCCTTGGAACTCCTACAGACAGTAGCCTGGTAACAGATGGGTTATATAAGAGTTGGACAACTAGTACAAA